CCCGCTACGGGAGGTGCTGGAGTTTGAGATACTTGAACAGTTCTCAGACACCCTGTGTCGCGCACGACACGCTCACGCCCACTATTGATGTAGCCTATTAGCTGGTCATTAGTGTAGAAGTTAGCTTGCGCGTCATGCAGCAAATATCTAACTTGCGTGAGATAGCCTTGGAGTGTCTGAGCCATGCGTTATCCATCGTGTTCAGAGTTGACTTTTCCCCCCACCTTCTTAGAAGGCAGAGGTACTCTTTCAACCACCGGGGATAACAAGTGGCTTTTCACAGGCGGTCTGTCAGAAATTTCAAATTTAGACAAGATTTTTAAACCTTCAGGAATGTCATTTCTTGTTTGAATTAGCGACAACCTCGCCATGTAATTTTCTTTATTTGGGTCACCATGACCAAATATGTGACAAACGGCATCTTCTGGAGCTTCCACCGTTTCCCCCACAGGGAAGGTATACGGTTTGAACTCGTAGTTAAATGTTATGGGTTTTTCCCACTTGTTTGTCACATATAGGGTTTGCATGGATTAGAAGCTCACGACATCGCCATATACGCAAATGTCAACAGTATTGCCGTTGTTGGCAATAGCATTGACGTTCACAAATAGGCATTGAGTTACGTTACCGGGAACTACGTTACTTGTGAAGGGTGCTGCCGCATTGATGTCAACATAACGACCAACCGTGCTGAGTGCTGTTAGTACGGTGTTTGCCGTAACTAAGTTTGCACCATCACTTGTAGTTGAAATGCTGACGTTAGCATTAGACACATTACCAGAGGAATTTTGAAACGTAACTCTACGAACAATGATTCCTCCAGAATTGGCTACCCCTCCACCGTTGGTCAAGCCACCGCTAAGAATAGGAATGGTAACAACTCCGTTACCAGTCGTGTTCAAAGTAGTAGCTCTTACAACGCCAATACGACCATTACTAAAACTGTCTAAGTTTAGTTGACCGACTGCATCTGGATTAGCCATATAGTCTCCTTAACTGACGTAGGTGCTACCGACTGCTTGACCACCATTGGTAGCTAACAGAGTAACAGTATCGGCAGTTTGCGTAGACTTAGCGTATACGTTCACACCATCAGAGATGATAACGCCACCCACGTTGGCTGCCGAGACAGTCACGTTGGATGAACCGTTATAGGCAATCACAGAAGTGTTTGCTTGTGGGAACATGATATACACGCCAGCAGGAATAACAGTACCGTTGCCGGTGCTAGTAGACGTGATGGTTGTGGTTAAGAAATACGCGCCAGCCGTGTTGGTTTGCGCTGCGGCAAGAATGATTTTATTGGTGCTTAATGACATGGTTTATTGCTCCTTATAGTGACAAAGAGTTGTAACCAGACACTACTGCCATAGATTTTGGCTTGGTCGAAACCATTTCCGCAATCATCAAAACAGCACCGACATAACCGATTTGCCAGTTTGGAAGTGTGGACTCAAATCCTGTAAACACAAACGAACCTTGCTCATGGACATAGAGCGAGAGATAGTTAGTGTTTAGGAAGTACACAGTACCTTCTGGACAGTATGGGTCTGGATAGATTGGAACGCCAGCAACCATCAAAGCGCGGAAAGCAGCTTGAGGACCGTTAGCATCACCATCAAAACCGCCACCGGGTGTGATTACATATTGTTCTTGACCAACAAAGTCTTGAGCAAGTAATGTCCAAGTACCAAATCCGCAAACACCAAAAGAAGGCACTTCAGCACCGTTCTTCACAGTACCAGAGATGTACTGCAAAATGTTTTGACGAGTTGGGTTGACGTTACCGGCTGTGTAAGCCTTTGACTGCCACCAAGTGTATGCAGAACGGCTGATGTTGCCATAAGTGCCAGAGGCAGAAACGGCAGCAGGGAGTCCTGTGAATTGTTGCGTGTTAGTGCTGTTGGTGTACAAGGCTGTAGCCATTGCATCCATCATCACGTTTGTCGCATCGTTCATACGGGCTTCAATCAATGGAATGATTGCAGCGTCTTGCTGAACTGCACCTTCCATACCGAGGAACGGCACGGGGGCAATCATCAGCTTCAGGTCAAATTCAGCGTTGAAAGCACCTTGCTGGACTGAAGGCTGGTTGAATGAACCAGAGTAGTCAGACCATTGAGCGTTAACAAACTGAGCGCCCTGAACGGGAACGGTTACAGATGAAACACCACCAGAAGCAGTTTGACTGTTAGCAATCAAAGCCGCCATCAAGGGCGTAGAGTTATAAAGTTGTACTACCAGCTTGGGGATAAACGCACGTCTTGTGACGTAAGTTAACTCGGTGTATTGAGTTGAACCCGTTGCTGGAACGATACCGCCACCTATAGGCATAGTTATCTCCTAGAAAAAAATCCCCTGTTTACAAACCAATGGGTCGTGGATTTCTCCGCAACTCATTGAGCGCTTTTGAGGCTTCATCCCGTGCTGCCATTACTGGGTTCTTGTAGTATTTACCTAAGTCAAACTTAGCAACTGCACTTGGGTTGTAGCCAGTCGGTGTGGGTACAGCAGACTGTTTCATCCAGTCCCAGTATTCCGCAGCCGATTCGTGATTCGTAATGCCCTTATCAAGCATTATTTTTTCAACTTGTTCAATTTCGCTTTCGTCTCGAATCAGACCTTTTTTAATCAAACTCATTCTGCGTTTGTTAAGGTCGTTCACAGCGTCTTGTTCGCGCTTCTCTGCTCTCATCTGTTCAAGTTCTTGATGAACTTTAGAAACGGCAGAAGATGTGTGGTCTTCAATATCCAACTCAGGAATTACTAAACCGGGCTTGACTTTACGGGTCAGGCGCAGAATTTCTTTCCGAGTCTCAGGATTGTCCGACAACTCACGCATTAGCAACGCCATTTGGTCGCGTTGCTCAAAACTCATGTCTTCTAAACTCATAGTTATCCCCTAACGAAATTAAATTACTTTTTTACCGTCACCGGGCTTTTGAACTTGCATCTTGTTCTTAGGTCCGGTTGCGTTTGCACCATTCAGTCCACCAAATTGGGAGAACCGAGGTGTGTTGGTTACAACACCATTTTGTTGGTTGTTGTCTGTAGGTCTGCGTGGGCTGTTAGCACCACGGGGTTTGAACAAATCCATGATTTTTCCTTACATTGGAGTTGGTTGAGGAGAAGCACCGCCTCCACCAGCACCCGGCATTGACATGGGGCTAGGGGCTGCGCCCGGCATTGGCGGTAGGTTTGGAACAGCCGGGGCTTGAGACATTGCACGACCTTCTGGTGTAGCACCACCAGCTTGAGGCAAGTTTTGTAGCATCTGAATAATCTCAGACTGCTGTAATTCACCAGTTTTTTG